AACTTGAAATTCATAACTGATTGGTTCAGGCAAAGTAATTGTAGGACCAGCAGTATTTACCTGTACAACAGGCACCGTATTATATGTGTGGGTAGATAAGAATGTCTGCATAGTTTACCAATGGCGAATTACGCCAGCAACAATAAAAAGGTTAGTGATGATGTATGATAACACAATCAACGTCCGAATGCAAGCAATTTTATCAGCCTCTCTATTATCTTCTCCAGCTTTTTCGCCTAATGCTTTAGCCCATAATTTCCACATTCCGATTCTCCATAGAAAAAAACCTGAGCATTGCACCCAGGCTAAACTCTAAAAGTTTTTAACTTAAGCCGTAATGGTTGGCTCGGTAACCTCAGTCACAGTAAGGACCTCGGTTTCTTTCGCAGGCGTAGCTTGCAAATCTTTCATTTTCTTAACGGGTTTTGCATCAAATACAACACCACGGTTCATCAAATATTCTTTAGCAGCCTCAGGATTAACCAGTTGATATGCGCCGACTTTGCGACCATCTTTAACTACCTTAACTATACCACCGCCTTTGGCTTTAATTGCCCAGATGAATGTTGATAGTCGATACATGAGGATTTCTTTACCCAATAGGGCATCAATTTCTTCTTTTGTAGTTGGACTACCAGCCATAAGAACTTGATAAACTTTTTCCCAGGCTTTTAGCTTAACGGGCTTTGCGGCTTTTGCTTTTGACATAATAAAAACTCCTAATCAATTAATGAAACACAATTATAACAGAACATGGCACACCTGTCAACACTTTTCTCGGCAATCATGCGGCTTTTTGCAACATGATGGTAGGATACTTAACGAAACCGGTAGTATCTTTTTTTGCTTTGCCTTTAGCATAGAGACCGACAATCACACCCTTGGGATCAAGGAAACGCAAGTCGGATTCATCGCCGTTAAAGACTGGGCAATTGAGGTAATCAACAGGCATCGGCAATGTTTTTTTGATACCGAAGACTACCGCAACATTCAAACCTTCATTCATAGCCTTCAACACATCGGAATCGTTACCGTCCGCGGCTGAAAACGTCAATTGATAATTTGAATACTCTTTGGTTTTACGACCAAGGATTTTGGTGTAGTCGTAAAATTGGACTTCTGGGAAAGCGGTGAAGATGTTACGGAATAATTGACCGTTGCGAACAACTTCATATTTTTCCCATGCTAAGTCGGAAGTGCCGTTCAAGCGGAACACAGGCACCAATTCCATTTTTTTGCTTTGCTTGATAGCCAACTCAATATCTTTAACCAGTGTAGCCATAAATTCTACACGGTTCTCAAAAAACATTTTTGTTTTGCGGATGCGGGCTTGTTGAATAACGTTGGTATTCTCGCCGCGCTTGAACATGCCACCACGACCAGCGGTATTGAGACAAGCCGCGGTACAACCAGCGGTGCGCTTTGCACATGTTTCATAACCCGACAAATCAGCGGGTGCCAAGTGTAAGATATAAGTGTTATATCCTTGAGACATGCCTTTGAGTACTTTTGGATTACCAGTGGAGAGCAATTTCATTTCGTGTGTTCCTTATCAATCAACAGTACCTATTCTAGCAGGTTTCCTGAACTTGTCAAGGACTTTTCGGTATTGTTGCTTGAATACAACATTAGTACTTAAGTATTAACATTACCACACAGCCAGCGGCTAGAATACTAAAGGTTACAAGGCGGCCCAATAGTGCGCCAAAGAATAATCCTAAAACAAATATACTACTTGTGGAAATGAATACTTCCATCTTAACGCCTCATGTTTGCTTGGTCAATTGCTTCCTGAGTGGAGAAAATTGGCACCGCATTGCTTTTATGTAAAGTGCCGATACCTTTCATTTCGGTACCAGTGTAAACTTTACCATGAATTGGCTTTGTTGCAGAACCGCCGGGAGTCACTTTGCTGGGATACTTTTTAGAATCACGATCCGCAGGAATAGTCAACTTGGGAAATTTATTTTGCAGAACCATTTTTGTCTTCTTAACTGAAAAATTTGTAGTCATGCTACTGACACTTTGGAGCCAAGCATCATACTCGGCCAATTCTTTTTTGGTTTTGTTTTTGCGCTTGCTCTTGCCCAAGTTAACATAGAACATCATGCTAATTCAAATCCTGAATTTACGTTAACTGTCCAAGTCTTCCAGCTTTTTCTTTGGATTGTCGTTGTAGGAATTTTATTCTCAATACAGAATTTCCAGGCTTCAAGGAAAAAAGAAAATTCACGCATTACTTTTCCTTTCGGTCACTCGCTTCATTGTGGTTTTATATTCGGTACAATCGGTGATTGTATAACCGTGAAGTAAGGTACTCTCAACCAATGCTAACGATTCATTGGTGGCTTCTTCATCTTCCATAACGTAATTTCGGACAAACTTGTAATTGTAACCCGTGAGTGTTTCTGCCATTAGTGTAAACTGATCCATATTATCCCTTAATTTTATTCAACAAATTTTTAGCTACCGTCAGGTCTTCAACATAGTCCAAGCATTGTTCCATTTCTTGAACCATCAATTCGGAACGACCAATCCGAAGTAATTTTATTGCATAATTTAAATCCTCAAGATCCATTTCTTTAGCCGCATCAAACAATTCTGCCCGAGAGCAACTCGACAAAAAATTTAGATTGTCACGATCCCATTCGTTCATATACACTCCTAATTAACAAACATAAATCAGTATAACACAAGCCAGAATATTTTGCAAGCATAGTGTTACATTTTAGCAACAGCGGTTATGTGCTTGCATTTTCCGTGATATTTGAAGCCGATGCAGGTGCAGGAGTAATGCTTGCCGTTTTGCGTTACGGTATACTCGCCTTTGCTACCTGCGACCTTGAATTTTCTGATACTCTGAACCGAGCCAGAAATTACTTTAACATTCCGTAACCATGAGGACGGAATTATTTTGACCGGGTATTCTTTGTCGGTAGTTTCAAGTGAAAAACTACCCGCATCAACCCATCGTTGACTTTTAACAACTGTGCCCGTTAATTCAACATCTTCATACGGCTCTGGAGCGTATAAGTAATTAGTTCTAAAACGGACAGTAATGGAAACTTTTGAACCGACTGTTGGAATATTCATAATGCTTAGTATAGCACAATGGATAATCCTGTCAAGCGACTTGTTGTTTTCCTACAACATTAACCTTGTAATAGTTGTCTATTGTCGGACTCTTTTATATCTTCCTCAAATTCCTGCATTTGCAAGCGGGCTAAAGCCTTCTTGAGGTCTGCAACATCACCAGAATCTGTTTTGATTCTGTCTTCAATTTCTTTTATTTGCTTTTGGATAACTTGAGTGATACTCATTACTTTCTTCCTTTGCCAAACGATAAAAAGATTTATCGTGGTGTTTTTGCTTGGGTTGTTTCCAGTCGGATACTGAATCTTCTTTTTTCCGAAATTTAGTTTTGTAGACTTTTTCTACCTTAGTGCCACCAATCATTTTTTCTTTTGATTAACCTCCGTTAAAGAATGCGGTCTGCTACACCTAGTTTAATAACTTCTTCGGCTGTCAACCAAACATCGCTAGGTGATAAAAGTTTGGACTTAACATTACGTGCGCTCATGCCCGTAGCCTCTTGAAGTATATTCAACATTCTTTGATTAGTCAATTCAGCCTCTTTTGTGAATGACTTTAAATCGTGGTGCTTTCCTTCGTAGGTGTCAGAATACTGGTGACACATCAAACTACAATTTTTGGAAATTAATCTTTCGCCTTTTTCACCAGATGCAAAGATTAGAAAAGCAGCCGACATAACAGCACCAACACCGATTGTTCGGATTCTGTTTTTACTAATACGCATCATATCAATTAAACCAAGTGCTTGATACAAATCACCACCGGTAGAATTGATATACAACTGTAAAAGTTTTTCTGAATCATGGTAAGCATTTTCATAGACTAACCATTGGGTAGCCTTAAGAATATTTTCTTCACTTATGTCGCCGTTCAAAAAGAATATATGATTGTCAAGGAATACATTATCAAACTTATCTTGAACGTTGAACGGTATGTCTTCAGGTGGTTGACCTAATCTCTTCCCACTCATAGGCCGATTTGATGATGGATGATATATCATGTTTTGGATTAAAATTCAAAATGGTTTTTGCTTTGGTGATATCAGCGACCAAATGACTTGGATCGCCTTCTCTCCTTGGCACTATATTATATTTTACTTTTTTATCTGTTACTTTTTTAACTGTTTTTATAACATCAAGAACACTATAACCAACTCCTGAACCTAGATTAAAAACTCCAGATTCACCAGAATTGTCAAGATATTTTATCGCTTCTAGATGTGCATCAACAACATCACAAACGTGGACATAATCTCTAACGCATGTTCCATCCGGTGTGTCGTAGTCATTTCCATACACTTCAACGGTATTTAGATTTTGTAGAATTCTAGGAATCAAATGTGTTTCCGGCTCATGGCTTTCACCCATTTCTCCGTCAGGATCAGCACCAGCCAGATTGAAATACCTAAAAATTACATATTTCAAACCAGAATCTTCAATGGCATACTCACAAGACATTTTACTATTACTGTAAGGATTGTTGCTTGTGGTGCATTCATCTTCGGGTATTTCCATAGCGCCAGCCCAATAGACACCTGCAGTTGAAGAAAAGATGATTATATTCACGCCATTTCTTTTCATCGCATTTAAAACTGAAACTGTTCCACCAACATTAACTTCCCAAAATTCGGTAGGATTATTCACAGATTCACCGACTTCAATCCGACCAGCGAGATGAAATACAACATCTACAAAATGATTTTGAAAAATACTTTCTAGAAAATACTTTCGCCGAATGTCACCACAATAAAATGAATCCACATAAGAATGTGTGGGTTCCTTTATGTCAAGGATGATGACTTTCCATCCTTGTTGTTTTAATTTTTTACTTAGGTGCGAACCGAGATAACCTGACCCACCGGTAATGAGCGCGGTTCTATTTGCATTAACTTGTTCTTTTTCCATGGGAAACTTCCATTATATTTTGTCGCATTGATAGCGTTGCCGCTTTCAAAGAAATCTGCTTTAACAGAATTTGGATTACCATCTAAGCGATAGCAAAGAGTGTGTGCATTGGTGCAATCGTAATTGGGAAAATGGGTTGATAGTGCTTGATAAAATTGTCTATCAGCACCCCACTGCCCATACCATGCATGACCGATGCGAACAGCAATATCACGCTTAATAGCAAAGCTGGAAGTATCAATGTGGTTAACTTTCTCGTCAAAGAAAACAGGCCACTTTCCAAGGCTTTCGCAATTGTCTTCGCAGAGTAATTTTTCATCTTTATCGTAAATCTTTCTAAGGCTATACGCCCAATCATTTCCTTTTTGTATCACCTTAACAAGTTTTTCAACGTGACACGGATCAATCCAATTATCTTCATCAAGGTAAATGATTACATCAGCATTTACCAAGAATGAACACGCCGAGTAAACACGATGACCGTACCATCCTTTGCCCACATTTTCTTCAATTTTTATTACACGGACTTTTTCAGAACCTTCAATGATATCATCAATTTCTTTCCAATGCTGAATACCATCCATGAAAACGTAATGCGTCAAATCATCATATGTTTGACGGTCAACGGATTCAATACACTTACTGAGGTACTTGGTTCCGATTGTCGGTGTTATTACCGCTACTTTCATTTTCATCCTTAAAAATCAACTTGGCACTACCTGTAGTGCCTGGCATATTCAATATCAAGTCTTCTTTCAAGTCACGACCAAAAATTGCATCCCACCGAGTATCATATTCTTGTTGGGTAATGCTAAATGGTCTTGGCTTACTGCCTTTACCACCATCAGACATTTCAATCTCCCAAATCAATATCCGGAAAAGCCTCTTTGACTAGTTTTGGCGTAAGGAAAGGAATACGCAAATCTTTCTTCATAGCCCTAACAAGCAAATCAGCCTCATCTTTGTGAAGTGCTTCCAATAATGGAACTAACAAATTTAGTTGCTTTTTAGCAGTCAATCCTTGAGCCCTGCGTGGATGCCCAGCAATAAATCGGTACAATCTTGGTACTTCATTATGAAGATAGAGGATATTTAGACCCTCAGGTTCTTTTGCTGGTTTATATTCTGGAACTTCTACATCAAAAATTACATTCGGATTAAAAACAGCAACTAAAAACTCTTTGAGATTTTTATCGCCATGTTGTCGCAAAACATTAATTTTATCCGCTCTCTTTTCTGTTTTTTCAAACAAAGCAAAGATTTCGTGGTACATTAAATCATTCATTTATTTTCCTCAAAATTCATCAATTACTTCAAGCAAATTCTTTAGCCGATTCGCAATCATGTAATTCATAAATTGCTGGCGGGTTGCTGGTTTTGTTTCTATGTATGTATCTATAATGTTTTTTGAGATTGGTCCAGGAATCATAGTCAAATCAATCAACTGTTTGTTCCGCGACCAATTTCGCATTTGCGTTTCATTAAATTTACTTGTGCCAGTTTCCGCAACTTCTTCCAGAAACTTCTTAGTCACAGATTTTTGCCGAACGCCATCAATGATACAAGTATCGGGTGACAAGATGTTTGGAATACCATCGCCTTTATCA